GTGGTATCTGCAGAAAGAACTGCTGGACTTGAGTTTGAGTCAACCCAAACTGTTCCCGCAGGAAGTCCAAGGGTTGCTCCATCAGGTTGTGAATCTTGATACAGAATTGGCTTAAGTTCTTGGTTATTGACAATAACTTTTCCATCTTTATCCACCTTAGTAATAACTGTTCCAGCAGAGTTTGCAAAGCGTAGAAGGTCTGCAGTTTGGCTTGAAAAGCCCTTCAGTTGAAGAGGAACTGTTGAAGCACTTGAGGCTTGAATGGTGTCTCCACCAGTGTTGTGGATGTATTGTGTGTGGGAGTCGTTAACAATTCCGTATTCTAAGTTTGCAATACGTGCTTTTAGACTGCCCCAAGTTTGTGTGGTTTTATCTAAGGTGCCAACCCAACCAGAACTAACCTGTGGGTCAGTACCAATTGTGGCCTGTAAAGCACGGACTTCATCTTGAAGCGTATTGACGTGCTCTGCAAGAACTAGGTCGGTAAAATCAACCTTAGTACTAAACGATTTGACCCCTTGTGGATACGATGCTGGCATTTGGTTCTCCTAATCGACCTTGCTATTTTCTCTGATTTTTAATGGTTTGGCTGGCTTAACTAGCGGACTTGAGTCACTGTTAATATAACTGAAGGGATTCCAGGACGGGCAGAAGCCGTTTGTGCATACAATCGAGAGTTTGCATCCGATGAATACCACATAAGTTCTAGGTAATGACCTGCTGCCGTAATTTGTTCTACAAAGTTCCAAGCAGCCACTGACTTTGCATTATTGCCGTCTAATTCAACAATGGTATTTGACCACGGTACATCTGCTCCATTTTTTCTTAGCCATATTTCTGCAGAGTCTTTACCTGAATCGGTTTTTTCTAATTGACAAGAAAATTGAATGTTATAAATTCCAGGGTAAGCAAAGGTAATTCGAGAGTTAGAAGTTATGGATACCCCTTTAGACGAAACTGTTTGGTTAAGCGATATTGGATAACCACCCCCTCCGTTTTGGGTTTGCGTACTATAAAACGCACCATAGAAGTGTTGGTTTGATAGGTTTAATAAAGTATCAAGAACATCAACTTCACTGGTTCCATCTTGACGTTTGTTTATTTTTAAAACATCAACAATGTCTGTAATTGTTATTGTGTTTTTAAGAGGTTTAAAAAATAAGTGTTTGTTTTTTTGTTGGTTTTTTCCAAATACCCCTGTCCAAACAGGGTAGTTTGGGTCGCCACCTTCAAAGGTAATCCAAACACCGTCGCCAATTCCAGGAACTTCAGATTTAATACTGGCGTTCTCTTGAGGCCAAATCCAAGCAGAAATTGATTTGCCTGGGTCTTGTTTTACGAGTTGCGGAATAGTTACTTTGACTCTTCTGTGATTTTCTGGGTCTTTATTGTTTGTAACAATACCTCTATACGTACCGAAGTATCCGTTACTCATTATGAGCCTAATTCAAGAACAATGTTTGGTTCCGCAAACGTCAATATTTCATTAGGGAGTGCTGCTATTGCACTAAGGCTTGGAGTTCCCCCTGTTTTAAAAAGGAACTTACACTTAACGCTTTTTACTCCAGACACTCTTTGCAAAACGTACTCAACGTCTTGTACAGTAAGTTCTGCACCAAAATCAACATAGTTATATGAGAAGTTTTCTACCATCTTGGTTTTAATGGCTTTTTCTGTTTCTGATTGAGTAAACTCGCCGTTTAGTGTGAACTCGATGTTGACAGTTACTGGAACATATGTTGGTCGAGTAATTGTTAAAGTTGTTCCTATTAACATTTTGTCTGATAGATAAGTATTGACTGCTGACTTTAATGCGTCCCATTCAACTGTAGCCACTCCAGTTTCTTCCACAACTCCTGGTGTTGGCTCAAAGTCTTCAAACCCACGATAAGGAGCAATATATAAAGTTACAGATGTTGGGGAGTTTGCAATAGCGTTTGCTTTTCCACAGTTTTCTACGGATAGAGCAAGGTTCTCAAAATCATCTAATGTAATTGCTCTGTTTTGAGCACGAAGATATAAAGGGGCATTCTGTCTAATTGAGTCGTTTGATTCTGGATTAGAGCCACCAAGACCAGCGGTTGTATTAGTTACATCGATGTATCCTGCTAAAGCATTTGTTTGTTGTTGAGATAATCCAGGGACTTTAGCAATTGTGTCTAAAACTCCAACAGCAATATTTCCAAGAGTTCCGCCACCAACAACATACTTTGCACGAATAATGGATTGAAAAGTTGGAATTGCTCCAGAAATTCCATCACCAAATAGAATGTAAGTGTTGTTATCTTGGTCTAAACGTGTTGTATACACAGCGTCATTTGGACCATAATCTAAAAGGTGTTGGACTCGTGTCCACTTCTTCCAAGCCGTACCGCCTTGTACGTAGACCTCAATACTGTTTGTAACAACTGGAAAATCGGTAATTTCAAACTTTTGGTTTGGTTCACCATCAGAAGAGCCTAATTGAACTCCGTAAATAGAGTTTGCTTCAACGGTGTTCAACTCGCCTTGATATGCAAGAACGGTAGACTCTCCACGTGCTCCGTTAGCAGCGGGCCCAATACTGCAATCTGAAGAGGTTGTAAATGTAACCGTTTCTACAGTGTCAGCAAACACAACTTCTCCGCTAACACGTGTTTCTGCTGGAATAACAACTACAGACTCTGATTCATTAAAGAATTTAACAGTAACTAATGAGTTGGTATACCCCGAAGGAGCGTAGCCATACGTTTCTGCAATAGACAAAATGCTGTCACGTTGCGTAGCAGTGGTAATAAAACTCTCGTTAGCAATGCGGTCAATATAGTAGTTAGCAATATCGCCCATATAAGCAAAAGCCTCAACTAAAGCCAAACCAAAGTCAGCCGATTCCGATGCTGTCCATTCTGGAATACGTGCTTGAATACGAGCAATTAACTCTTCTTTGAGAGCATAGTAAGCACGACTTGTATAGTCAATAGATACGGGGATTTCGTTTTCAGCCATTAGATTCTTTCCTGATACGTCTGTTGTTTGTTGCCGATAGCAGCGATAGCCACAACAACTTTGTCTACTTTGTCATTTGGCAATTGATAGGTAACCAAAACCTCAAGTGTGCCGTTAGTTGTATCTTCCGTCACTGTAACTAGGTCTAAACTTAGTAAAGGCAAAAACTCAATAAAAGCATTTTCAATTTCTTGAGTTATAAATTCTTCTAAAGAACTTAGGTTTTGAAAGTTACTTGTTGCAATTGTTGTACCAAAAGAAGGTCGATTTACTCTTTCTCCCAGGTTTGTGCCTAAAACAGACAAAACCCTGTCTTGCCAAATTTTATCTGAGTTGTAGGAAATAAGGAGTCTTCCGTAAGAATCGAGACTTACGGGTAATGAAATGGCTGCTTCTTTTGCCATTGGTTACCTCCATTCCTGTGGAGAAATAGTATAAGCGGTTGCAGATGAAAATTCAGGGCTCATTGTTCCTGAAGGTTTGCATTCTGCTGGTTTGTTAGTTAATTTTCCGTCTTTAAAGTTGTTTAAATTTAGAATAGGAACAGAATTAGCGTGTTTTCTACGAGTAGCGGTAGCCTTTGTAGAGCCCTTTCCGTCTGAAAGGGCAACCCCTTTAACTTCATAAGTTCCATTTGTCCTCATTGTGTGAGTAACGCTTTGAACTAGCCAATCCCCATCGTTTGCTGAATCAACTCCTCTAATCTCTAACATTTGATATGGAGAGATTCTAGGGTCACCTTGTCCGTAGAAGTTTGCTGGATGGCACCATCTTGCTTTGGCTGCTTGAGCCTCTGCTATGTCCTTTGAAAACTCCTTGCTGTTTACAACGTGATGGGTGGCTAAGTCTTCAAACCACACAGTTGGTGCTTCTTTACGTGTTTTCTTTTTGGAGTTGGGTGAAGTGCTTGTTGTGTATGCCTTAACTTTTAAGGGGTCTACACCAGAAATGGTCTTTTTAGAGTTCTTTTTTATATTAGGCATTTCTAAAAAATCACCAGTTGTTGGCTCAAAACGGTCAAGGGTTCTCTCAACAGGAGCACTATAGGCTGGAATCATGTAGTTTTCAAAATACATAATAGGCTGTGCTCCAGTACAACTATCAATTACATCATCAATAGTTTTAAAATAAATGGTTTTGTTTTTAACCCATAGACAGTACCCGCTTTTATCTGCTAAAGAGTTTAAAAACACCCAATCTGATTCTCCGTGTTGGCTTAACTGTGAGTATCGAGTTGAACTAGGGGTAACTTCAGATTTAAAGTTATTTCGTTTTGCAATAATAGAGACTACTTCAGGAATAGTTTTGTTTGTCCAAATTCCAGTACTAGAGTTTTTTAAATCAAAAGAAGTCCCAACACACATGACTTCAAGTTCCTGGTCTGTTTGAACAGCCTTGGCTCTTCCAACAGACGAAACAACACCGTAAAAGTTTCCAACAACGTTATTGCTGTTGTGCCATTTAACGTGAACTAATACTTTTGTTTTTAATCCTTTGTTAAAAACAGGCCCAAACTTTAAATACCGTAATATTAAAATATCGTGGCTTCCAGCATTCTGTCTTAACTCAATCTCATACGGACGTTGAGTAAATTTTTTAAAAGCAGGAAATTCCACTGTAAATTTTGTACCTTGTCGTGCTTGGTACATTTGTCCTGTGTTGTTAAATGCCACTTGGAATCCTCAACAATGTTCCAGGAATAATTTCAAATGGATGGTGGATTTCTGGATTAAAGTCCATAATTTTCCACCAGTACTCAGGGTCTCCTAAAAGTTTTGCAGCAACTATGTCAATGCGGTCGCCTTCTACCCATTCGTAATAGTAAATTTCAGATAAGGCTTCTGGATAGACCCTAAACACGGTCAATTGAAATGAGTCGTTTAGAGTGTTGTAGCCCTTTACCAACTTACCGTCTGCATATCGACTGTCTAAATAAATCATTACTTCTTACCTAACTTTCCAACAGGGAAATCATAGAAGCGTTGTACAGAGATGTTGATAGTAGAAAGAGTTGGAATCATTTGTTCTGTAAACAAGATATGGTTGATAGAAAACCCACTGATTCTTCCTAAATACCTAAGCCCTTTACCAAGATGAAATTCAACTGCAATTCCGTTTAACCAACCAATATCGGCTGTTTCTCCACGCAATGTGCTTTTGTAGATTCCTTGCCCACCATGCACAGCCTTAAACAAGTGCTCTACATCGTACATTGTGCCTTTATTCCAGATTGCTTTTAACTCTTTGTCACTTACCGTTTCGTTGTAAAGGTCAGTAGAACGATATGGTTTATCACTGCCATTAGTATCGCTTACTTTATAGCGAAAATTCATATCTTCAATTCGGTTTAAATAGATAGTAAATGAAAAAGTTGTTTGAGTATCTAGTGGTGTAACTGGGTTTAACTGGTCTAATCCAGACATAGCAAGTTCTTGGCTCTTTCCTCCAAGACCGCCATAAGTTTGCGTAATTTGATTTGGGTTGTAGTGAAATCTAAAACCATAGGGGTCTAGACCTTTATAAGTTCCACCTAATGGTGCTTTTTCTTTTGCCATCCAAAATGCAGTTTCAGAACTCATTTGAATTGCACCTCTAGTAGGAATTGCTGCTTGGAATCCTTTGAGTGCGTCTGTGACAGCAACTGGGTTTGCACTTTTATTTGCTAAAGAAGTAATAGCAGGTCCATTAGCATTAAAGTAAGCAAACTTAATCATTGGTGCATTATAAATGTAAGACGGTCTTGGACCAGGAACTTTTGGAGCAACAACATCGCCTTTATCTCTTTTATTGTTTTTAGCATCCTCAACTCGTGGTTTTGCATCGTCTTCTTTTCTATTTTCAATAGCAACATTTCTTTTAATTGTTTGTTCAATTTTAAATTTACGAGTAGTGGCTAGGCTAAGTGCTTTACGTGCTTCGCCTTCTTTTATAAAGGCAGCCTTACCGCTATTTTCTAATTGAGTAAGTTGTGCTTGTTGTTGAGGTGTTGGGTTTGGTCCGTAAAGTGCTTTATATGTGTTGTAGGTTTTTACCCATGCAGCAGCCTCTTTTGCGTATTTTTCAACATCTTTACGAGCATTATCAATTGCTTTTTGAGCATCTTTAACAGACTTAGCACGAGAGATTTCAAGTTCTTTTTTCTTACGAACGATGGCTGCTTCTTGACGAGCCTTTTGGTCTGCAGCAGCAGCAGCCTTAAATTTATCAGCAGCAGCCTGTTGTCCTACTGGTTTAGATGTTGATGCCATTAGTTGCTACCCGTCATTCTATAC